TCAAGCTCGTCTTCTATGGTTACAAGTGGTATAAATCCAGTAAGAGAATCTGGAAGATATGTTAGAGCTAATATTAAAGTAGCTTCAGGAACAACATTTAATCATGCACAAGGCGTAGATCTTGTAGCATCAAGAGCAGGACAAAGATGAGTGATAAAGTTAATATAGATAATGTTAGATATTCTTTAGAAACACAAGAATACTTTCAAAGACAAATTGAAGAAGCAGTTAATACATTAGTTAATAAAGATAATACCGAAAACAATAAAGCATTTGATTTTTTTATGGATTCAGAAGCTTCAGGAATTAATGAAATAAATGAAGATACTTCACCAACTCTTGGAGGTAATTTAAACCTTAATGGAAAATCTTTAGAGTCAGGAATGATACCTTCATTATCTGGTACTGGTAAATCTTTAGTTTTAGGATTTTAATTAGGAGAAAATATGGCAGGAACATACATAGGAAAATACGATACAACAGCAGGAAACAATTCAGCAACTGGTACTTCATCTGTATCTGTTGCAGAAGGAATGTTACCATCTAATATTAATAACGCTTTTAGAGACGTTATGGCAGATATTAGACAATGGTATAATGATTCACAATGGATTGAATATGGAGATAGTGCAGGAGTTTACACACCTGCTTACGCATCTTCTACAAGTTTAACAATAGCAGGTATTAATGTAACTGCTATTTATCATGCAAAAAGAAGAATTAAAGTTATAGCTTCAACACCTGGTACTATTTATGGAACTATAACATCTACTTCATTTTCTACAAACACAACAGTAAATATTTCTTGGGATAGTGGATCATTATCTGATGAAGCTATTACTTCAGTATACATAGGCGTTTTAACTAATACTAATGATTCTATACCAACAGGAATTAATGCTGCTAAAATTGGTGGTGGAAATGTTTCAACAACAGAATTTGATTATTTAAATGGTGTTAGTTCAGCATTACAAACTCAGTTAGATGCTAAACAAGCAACTATAACTGGATCAGCTACAACAATTGATACAGAATCTTTAACTGCAAGTAGAGCTTTGATTTCTAATGGTTCACAAAAAGTTGCAGTATCAGCTGTTACAGATACAGAATTAGGATATTTAGATGGTGTTACTTCAGCTATTCAAACTCAACTAGCAGCAAAAGCAGCTACTACTTATGTAGATAATGCTATTGCTGGAATGAGAACAAGAATAGTTTGCGAAGCAGCCTCAACAGGAAATTTAAGTCTTTCATCTGATCTTCAAAATGGAGATACAGTTGATGGAGTAACACTTGCTACAGGAGATGAAGTCTTACTTAAAAATCAATCTACTGATAGTCAAAATGGTATATACACAGTTGTTAGTTCAGGTACTGCTAGTAGATCTACAGAATATGATAGTATTGATGAAATATCTGGACAAATGGTTGTTATCAATCAAGGTACAGCTAATGATAATACTATTTGGCTTTGTACTACAAATAGTTCAGCAACTCTTGGATCTGATTCAATTTCATTTACAAAAATTACACCACAAAATATTGGAGATGTAACACTTACAGGAACACAAACTTTAACAAACAAAACATTAACAGCACCAAAAATAAATGAAGATGTAGCAGTAACTTCTACAGCTACAGAGTTAAATTTATTAGATGGTAAATCTGCTGCTAATTTTGCTTTAACAGCAAAAACAGAAGGAACAAATTTTACTGATAGTTTATTAGTTGGTCATGCAACTACTGGTACTTTAAATAGTGCTACAGATAATACAGGTGTAGGAATTGATGCTATGACAGCTCTTACTTCAGGTAAGAACAATACAGCAGTTGGACAAGATGCTGGTAAAATTATTAATTCAGGCATTAAAAATACTTACATTGGTAGTAATGCTGGAATTGCAACTACTACTGGTGATCAAAATACTGGTGTTGGAATGGATGCTTTAAAAGCAAACGTAGGTTCTAATTCAACAACTGCAGTAGGTTATGCTGCTTTAATAAAATCAACTGGTGCTAATAATACAGCATTAGGTGACTCTGCTGGTGCAGAAATAGTTGGTGGTGCAAGTAATATTACTATTGGAAAAGCTGCTGGAGATAATATTACAAGCGGTGATGGTAATGTAATTATTGGTAGTCTTAATGCTGGTTCAGCTACTGGAGACAAACAATTATTAATTGCTGATGGTGTAGATGGTTCAGTTAATTGGATTTCTGGAGACAGTTCAGGAAATATAATTATTCAAGGAACAACTATAGCTGCTGGTGGACAATTATCTACTACTGGTAAATCTCTTGTAATGGGATTTTAAACATGATATTAATTATAACAATAGGAGAAAACAAAAATGGCAAGTGAAGTATTAAAAGTAGCATTAAAACCTACCTGTTCAAATTCAGAAACAAAATTGATAGATGGTGCAAGTGGACATACTTATACTGTTTTATCAATTACAATTTGTGAGACTGCAGGTGCTGCAGAAACTTTTGATTTGTATGTAGATGATGGTGATGGCGGAACAGATCATTATATTTACAAGACACAAGCATTAGGAGCTAATGAAACTTTCGAACATACAGGTAGAATAGTTTTAGAAGGTACTGATATGCTAGGTTTTATAACTGGTAGTTCAGCTGATGTAGATGTTGTGGTTAGTTATTTAGACCAAACATTATAATAAAAGGATAATAAAAATTATGAGTGGAATAGCAAATAAATTTAATCATAGAGGCTCTGGCGTTGCAAGCATAGGTACTGTAAAACAAGCTGGTAAAGAAACTATGTGGATTCCTGCTTCTGCTATGTATGGTGCAACAACTAATGGTGCTGATGCTCAACAAGTAGAAACAACAGCAACAAGACCTGATATGAAAGTATTAGATTTTGATGCAGGTACAGATGAGTTTGCACAATTTTCAGTAGCATTTCCTAAATCTTGGAATGAAGGCACAATTACATATCAAGTTTTTTGGACTCCTGCTTCTACAAATACAGGAGACTGTATTTTTGGATTACAAGGTGTTGCTTGTGGAGATAGTGATACTATTGATGTTGTGTATGGCACAGCTATTACTGTTACTGATGCTGGTATAGGTACTGTTGAAGATCAACAAGTAACTGCTGAAAGTAGTGCAGTAACTATTGCTGGAAGTCCAGCAGTAGATCAACAAACATTTTTTCAATTATATAGAGATGCAGATGCTGGTGGAGATACTTTTAGTGCAGATGCAAGAGTTTTAGGAATCAAACTATTTTTTACAACTGATGCTCTTAACGATACGTAGGAGTTTAAATGAAAAATTTTAAATTTAAATCTAAAGGACCTCAAACAAAAAGCTTTGGTTATCAAGTCTTAGGATTTGGTGCTGGTGGTGGACCACCTGCGGCATTTATAGCCGCAACTGGTGGAAATTCAATAGCTACTGATGGAGATTTTAAAGTTCATACATTTACTAGTCCAGGAACACTTTGTGTATCTTGTGCTGGTAATGATGCAGGATCAAGTACAATAGATTATATGGTAGTTGCTGGTGGTGCGGCTGGTGGTGGAAGACCACATGGGGGAGGTGGTGGAGCTGGTGGTTATCGAGCATCAGGTCACGGACCAAGCCCTTTACAAGGTACAGCTATAACTGCCGCAGTACAAGGTTATCCAATAACAGTAGGTGCTGGTGGAGCAGCAAATTGTAGTCCACCTTATCAGGGTGTTTCAGGATCAAATTCAGTATTTTCAAGTATTACTTCAGCAGGTGGCGGCGGCGGTGGCGGCGGCGGACCAGGAACTGGAAAAGGAAATACAGGTGGATCAGGCGGTGGTAGTGGTGGAAACCCTACTTCTCCAGGATGTTTAACTGGTGCAGCAGGAAACACACCACCAGTTAGTCCACCACAAGGTAATAATGGTGGTAATGGAGCAGGTCAGGCAGGAGCTTATCATCAAGGTGGCGGTGGTGGCGGAGCAGCAGGAGCAGGTGAAAATACAGCAGCACCAGGAACTCCTCATGATGGTGATGGAGGACCAGGAGCACCAAACGATATTACAGGTACAGCAACATTTTATGCTGGTGGTGGTGCTGGTAATGGTGAAAACTCAGGTGGCGATGGTGGTGGTGGAAGTAGTAATGTTGGAACATCCAATGGACCAAACGCAACAACTGCCTCAACAGCACATTCTGCAACTACTAATTCAGGTGGTGGTGGTGCAGGACATCACCCAGCAGGAACAGGTGGATCAGGAATTGTAATAATAAGGTATAAATTTCAATAGAATTAATTATGGCACATTTTGCAAAAATATCAGAAGACAATATAGTTTTACAAGTTTTAACACTTGATAATAAAGATATGTTGAATGAAAATAATGTTGCAACAGAATCTGTTGGACAAGCTTATTTACAACAACATAATAATTGGCCGTCTCACCTTTGGATTCAAACTTCATATAATACTAGAGGTAATAAACACTATCAATCAGATAATCACGATGATGGTGGTCTTATAGAATCGGAGGATCAATCAAAAAAATTGAGAGGCAACTATGCAGGTATAGGTTTTACTTGGGATTCGGAAAATGAAATTTTTTGGTCACCAAAACCTTATGATAGTTGGGTTAAACATATTGATACAGCAACTTGGAAATCTCCGATAGGAGATGCTCCTGATTTTACATCAGAACAACAAAGTCAAAATGATGCTGGTACACATGAATGGATTTATTGTTGGAATGAAGATAATCTAGTTTGGGATTTAACAGATTTTATTGTATAATATTATATGGTTTGTTCCATAAAAAAAAAAATATTATCTGAAATAAGTTTATATCAAGGTGACGTTTCAATGCCAAAAGGTTTTGAAATTGATCGGTCTATATTAGCAACAAAAATTTTAAATCAATCCTTTAAAAATTTAATTGACCCAAGTGTAGGTTTTCCATTTTCAAAGTCTTGGGATATGCTTAATACTTATATTCGAGATTTTATTAAAGTTAAGCATAACTTAAATTTAATAAACAAATCTACATGGGGAAATATATATAAACCTAATGAAACTACTTATCCTTTATTAAATATAGATCAGTTAAATTTAAGAAACTCACCTGATTATGTTTTGCTGTATGGGGTAAGTGCTGAAGCTTGTAATGTCATTATACATTATGATGATAACAGACGCAAAGGAAGAAGCTGGAATATTGAATTAGAGAACAACCAATTTATTATGTTTCCATCAACTTGTATGTATTATCTAACTAACAAGCAACAGGATATATTAAATTTTGTTCAAACTATAACGTATGATTTTATCTAATTATTACTGGTATTTTAAATCTGCGTTAACACCAAAATTTTGTGATGATGTTATTAAATATGGATTACAACAAAAAGATGCTATGGCTTTAACAAGTAGTTATGGTAATAAAAAATTAACTAAACAAGACGTATTAAATTTAAAAAAAAGACGTAATTCTGATTTAGTGTGGCTTAATGATACTTGGATTTATAAAGAAATACACCCTTTTGTTGTTGAAGCTAATCAAAAAGCAGGTTGGAATTTTCAGTGGGACTCGTCTCAGTCTTGCCAATTTACTAAATATAAACTTAATCAATATTACGACTGGCATTGTGATATTGAAAATAAAATTGATAATAATGGTAAAGTAAGAAAACTATCAATGACTTGTCAACTGACCGATGGATCAGAATATCAAGGGGGAGAACTAGAGTTTGATTTTAGAAATTATGATCCACCGCAAAGAGATGAATCTAAACATTTAGTTAAATGTAAAGAGATATTACCTAAAGGATCAATTATTATTTTTCCATCATTTGTTTGGCATAGAGTTAAACCAGTAACAAAAGGGGTAAGATATAGTTTAGTGGTTTGGAATCAAGGTCTTTCGTTTAAATAATATGTTTATATATAAAGACTATATTGATAAAAAAATATGTGAAAAATTAATTGATGTTTATGAAAATGATAATAACAAAATATTAAGAAAAGATAATATTACTCACATGAATCAAGTTTATTTAAGTAGCACAAATAGTACTTTAATTAATTATAATTCTGCATTAAACAAAATTTTAGAAAAATATATAAAAAAATATCTTTATATAAATAAAGGTCAACAACGCTGGACAATACATAAAGAAATTAAAATACAAAAATATGAAATTGGAGAATCTTATTTTGGGTGGCACTCAGAATCAACAGGCTATAAAGGAAATAACAATAGAATATTAGTATTTTCTACTTTTTTAAATACAATTAAAGAAGGTGGAGAAACAGAATTTTTTTATCAAAAAGAAAAAGTAAAAGCTGAACAAGGTAAAACAATTTTATTTCCTGCATTTTGGACACATACACATAAAGGAAATATTGCAAAAGAAACTAAATATATAATAACAGGGTGGTACACTTACGTTCATTAATAATTATTTTCATACTCCTATTTGGTCTGAACAAAAAAATGAATTTGTTAAATCTTTAAATAAAGTTAGTAATAAATATATTAAAGAAGCTAGAAAAAAAAATAAAGATTATATTAAGCAGTTTGGTGACTTTGGAATATCTCATCATTCTACACCTTTAATAAAAGATAATGATTTTTTAGATTTTAGAAATTACATAGGTCAAAAGTCTTGGGAATTTTTAGATCAAATGGGTTACGACATGAATTTATACACAACTCTTTTTTCTGAAATGTGGGTGCAAGAATTTTCTAAAAAAGGTGGTGGTCATCATTCTGCACATATACATTTTAATCAGCACGTATCAGGAATTTATTTTTTAAAGTGTAGTGATAAAACATCTAACCCAATATTCCATGATCCAAAAACTGGAGCAAGAGCAACTAAATTAACGATGAAGCCAAAACAAGGAATTTTAGCAGGAACAGACCTTGTTCATTTTAAACCAACACCAGGAACTTTAATTATATTTCCAGGATATTTAGAACATGAATTTTCAGTAGATCATGGATTAGAGCCATTTAGATTTATACATTGGAACATACAAGCAATTCCAAAAGGCATGAGTAAAGATGTATAAAACTTTTAAAAAAAATAAACATCTAATTATACGTCAAGCAATTTCAAAAGATTTAGCAACATTTATTTACAATTATTTTAATATACAAAAACAAGTTTATGATACGTGTTTAAAGGAAAGATATATTTCTCCGTTTGAAACATTAATTGGGTATTACGAAAAAGCAAACGAGCAGATTCCTCATACTTATTCTCAATATGCCAATATTGTAATGGAAACTTTAATGTTAAAATGTCAACCAATTGTAGAAAAAAAAACACAACTTAAACTTTATCCTGCTTATACGTATGCAAGAATATATAAAAAGGGTGATGTTTTAAAAAGACACAAGGATAGATTTAGCTGTGAAATATCTACCACAATGAATTTAGGTGGAGATACTTGGGATATATATTTAGAGCCATCAGGCAAAGAAGGTAAAAAAGGTATTAAAGTTAAATTAAATGCAGGAGATATGTTGGTTTATAAAGGTTGTGAAGTAGAACATTGGAGAAATAAATTTAAAGGCAAAAAATGCGTACAAGCATTTTTGCACTATAATAATAGCAAAACTCTAGGTGCTAAAGAAAATATGTTTGATAAAAGAATACATTTAGGACTTCCATCTTGGTTTAAGAAATAATTTTTAATAAACAAACAATAAATATGGCTAATAATTATAAATTTAAAGGTGTAGCATTAGCTACAAGTGCAGAAACTGCTTTATTAACTGCAGCTTCTGATGAAACTATTATTATTAGATCTATTAGAGTTACCAATAATACAAGTAATACACCAACAATATCTTTAGATTTATCAGATAGTTCTGCTAGTGCAGAATATACTATACTTAAAACACAAACACTTGCTGCTAATACAGCAGTAGAAATAATAAAAGTATCATTAGTTTTAGAATCTTCTGATGTTCTTAAAGCAACAATATCCTCGTCAGACTCAATACATTTTGGTATAAGTTATCTTGTAATAACGTGATTAAATTATATAATATACCTACATCTAATGTAGATGCAATTTGGGGAGTAGTTATAGGAGATATTGCAAATGCTTTAACAAGATCAAATAATTACGCTTTATCAGATCATATTAAAACATGGATAAAAGAAGAAAAAATGCAACTTTGGATTCTTTGGGATCATGAAGCTATAGAAAATAACTCTAAGTATTACGGAGTGGTAGTTACCGAAGTAATACAAAGACCATTACAACGATGTTTAAATATCAAAATTATGACAGGCAAACATCGAGAAAAATGGCAACATTTAATTAAACACATTGAAGACTTTGCTTGGCAGCAAAATTGTGACTTACTAGAATTAGTTGCAAGACCAGGGTGGAAGAAAATTCTTAAACCCTTTGGTTATACTGAAAGTCATGTCTTATTAGAAAAAAAAAAGGAGAACAAATAATATGTCATTTGGAGGAGGAAGCAGTGGTGGTACAAGTACTAGTGTACAAGCCGCACAACCATATGCACCAGCAGAACCAGGATTGAATCAAATTCTATCCGAAGCTGGTACTATATACGGACAAGGACCAAGTGCTGCAGGTTATGTAGCACCTAATACACAAACTTTACAAGGTTTAGCTGCACAAGAAGCAATGGCTGGTGCTGCCAATACTCAACTTATGAATACAATTCAAGGTAACTATAGTAATCCCTTTTTATCTCCTATGATTGCTAATGCTGCCACAGATGTTTATTCAAATGTTGCTGGACAATTTAGTGGAGCAGGTAGAACACCTGGAAGTCCATTATCACAATCTGCTGTTGTAGATCAAGTTGCTCAAAAAGCAATGCCTTATGCGTTTCAAACTTACAATGCAGAACGTCAAAGACAATTACAAACAGCACAACAAGTACCAAGTCTAACCGCTGTCGGTGGAGCTTTAGAAGATATACAAGCACAACAACAACTAGCACCACAAATGGCATTACAACAATACTACAATACTGTAGCACCAATCGCTTATGGGCTACCAACACAACAAAATACTACTCAAAACCCAAGAGCTAATCCTTTAGGTACTGCCGCAGGTGGTGCTATGATGGGAGCTTCATTTGGAAACATGATTAATCCAGGCGGAGCAGGAGCTATGGGCGGAGCTATGTTAGGTGGTCTTGGTGGTTTACTAGGAGGATTATTATAAGGATGAATACAATGAATGAATTTATAGATAAAATTGAACATTTCTGGACAGAACACAAAAAAGCTGTGATTATTGTTGCAGTAATTATCGTTATACTTTTTATACACTAAGGAGAAATATGTCAGGCGGAGGAGGATCATCATCAGATGGAGGCGGTGGAGGAAATCAACACGCTTCTGCAAAAGCTGCAATGACAGGTAATGCTGCTTATTCAGGATCTACAAAACCATCTGGACCACCAGGTGGAGGAGCTACTTCACGTGGAAGCGGAAGAGATTTTGCTCCTTCAGGAAGTCCAAATACTGGTGGAGATTATGATGATAACGTAAGAGATACTTATTCACCAACTACTAATATAGAATCTATACATGGTGAACATGATGATCCAGGATCTGCATCTTATGATCCTACTTACAATGTATCAGCACAAGAAGCTGCAACTAAAAAAGCAGCATTTGGTTCTGGTGATTATGCAGGTGAAAGTAGATGGAATCCAGAAACACAAAAAGTAGAAAGATTTCAAGATTATACATTTAAAGAACATTGGGATAGAAGACCTGATGCTATTAAATATTCTCCAACATTAAGTTTATTATATGCTGGAGGAAAGAACGCAGCAGAATTTGCAAAATACAAAGGATTTGGTTTTACAGGTGGAAGCACTTCTGGAGGAAATAATAATACTGGTGGTGGTGGAGATGGTGAAAGAGCAAGAATGAATGCAGTAGCACCTCATGCACCTTACATTGTTTCAGGAACAACTATGCCAACAGATTCTCCTGCACAAAAATGGTATCAAAGTTTAGGAGCATCAAGTACTAATCCAAGTGGATTTAATTTAGCAACAGAATATGCTGCTGCAAAACTTAAAGTAAATAATATATTAAGTAATTCAACACCAGTAGGACAACTGGCAGTTAATGAAACACCTTACTTTAACTTTTTAAAAAAGCATAATTTAAATAAAGGAATATTATAATATGGATGGAATGTTTAATATCTTCGGATATGGAATGCAAAGACCAGACGAAAGAGACAAAACTGAAAAAAGTGGTTTCTTTTGGAAAGATAAAACTAATACTGGTATAGATTTTACAAGCATGGGTGGAACAGGTGCATTAGATCAAAAAGGTAGACAAATATTACCATCTAATACTAATTATCCTGGTTCAAATATTAATCAAATGCAAAATCAAAATAGATACCAAGATCCTATTCAAACAGGTGGAGCAGGAACGCAAAACGAAGATATAGGATTTATGCAAAGACTAGCTGGAATGGCTGGTGTAGATATGAAAGAAGCTACAGCTAATTGGAAAGACAAAGGTGGCTTTGAAGGATTAATGGCTAATCCAGGATTTACTTTAGGTTTAGCTTTAATGCAATCATCAGCTCAAGGAAAAAGAATTGATGAAGGTATCTTAGATAACTTTGTTAAATCTGCAGGTATCTCTGCTCAATTTAAAGATAGAATGGATGCTAGAAAACAAGCACCTATACAAGCTACATCTGGAGATATAGCAGAAGTTAAAAGTTTATTGGAAAAATTAAATATTGAAGATCCAAGTGTATTTGAAAAAATAGTTGGTACAGTTAAAGGTGAAAATAGACAAGCTATGTTTGATATGGCTTCTGAAGATATTGCTATTGAACTTCAAAAAGAAATGGCTAAACTTCAAAAAGCTGTAAAACCTGGACAACCTCCTTTAGTATTTAATACAAGATTTAAATTAAAAATTCTTAAAAGATTACAAAGAGAAGGTAAAATTAAAAAAGTAGGTGGTACAATAGCTACTGCAGGTACATTAAGAACTGATGAAGTAATAAAAACTAGAGCTAAAGGTGGACCAGTAAAAGCTAATAAAGCCTACGTTGTAGGAGAACAAGGACCAGAATATTTCTTACCTAAAGAATCAGGTAAAGTAGTATCTAATGACGATTCAAGAATATTTGCTATGCTATTAGCAGCAAACCCACAATTACAACAAGTATCTAAAACTAGAGCTGAAAAGATTATCAGATCTCGTTTCCCTGAATACTTCGATTAGGAATTAAATGATCAAAAGATTTATAATAAAAGGCGTAAGCAAAAAATTTAAAGGTGTGCAAAAGTTACCTGCACAAAAAACACCTAAATTTAAACCAGATGCTGGTGAAGCAGCAATAAAACAATTTACTAAAAAGTTTGGAGATAAACCTCAGTTTATGGGATTTAGTGAAAGAGCAGGCGTAAGTATGGCTGCTGAAAGTTTAGCTTCTAAAACAGCAGAACGTTCTTTTATTAAAACACTTATGGGAAGCCGTAAAAGAGTTGGATCTACTGCTAGTGCATTAGGTAGATCTAGAACTAAAACAGCTGTAGGTGTTAAAAGTACTTTAAAACCAGCTAAACTTAAAATATTTAGAGCTAAACAAAAAGGTGCTATGAAAGCATATGGTGTAGCATCTAAAAAAAGTGATGCTGTATTTGTTAAAACATTAGAAAAATTTTCTGGTAAAACTAAAAGATCACCATTTAAAACAGTAACTAAACCAGTTAATAAATTATCTAAAGCAGGTCACGATAGTAGAGAGTTTCAATACATCAAGAAAGTAAAAGATGAGTGGGGATTCTAAGTGGCTAATGATTTTAATCTTAATGAATTTAAATTAAAAGACCCAGTTCGTAGTATACCAGATGGTTTGAAAGAACCTATCAAGGATGCAACGCCTGGGTTTTTTCAATCTTTAAAGAATCCTTTAGATTTAATGTTAGAGGAATCTTTACCTGCATCCTTATATCAATGGATGACAGGCAATACAAAAAAGAAACAAGCACAAGAAGCCTTAGATTACATTCGTAATAACCAAGATAAAAAGTGGTCAAGAATATATAAAGAAGCTGAACGTAAATTAAATCGTTTTGGTTATCTTTTAGATGATGGACCAATGGATATTGACTTTAAAGAAGTCGGTAACATGATTAAGAAAAATTCTAAATTATTTGGTGCAGAGTTAGTTAATATGATTATGGCAGATCCTTATCTGTTATTTATGCCATTGGGTTGGGGTAGATTAGGTAGAGGAGTAGTCAATAGTATACGTTTAAAAAATAGTAGAAAATTAAAACTAATCAAAGATACTCCAGGTAAGTATAGCAAACAAGCTCAACTTAAAATGGCAGCAAGACAAGATATGAAAGTTGGTGCTATAGCTACACTTGGTGTGCCATTAGTATTTTCTACTACATGGCAATTAGGAGAAAACGCACAGTTTGATCCTCATAGAACAACAGTTGAAACTACAATAGGTGCAACAGCAGGAGCTATATTTTCTGTTGGATTTGCTGGTATGTCAGCTGCAGCTCAAAGAGCAACTAGAGTTCCAAGAGTTAAAACAGATCAAGCTTTACAAAGAGTATTTGAAAAATACAAAGTTAATCCAGAAAAATTAGTAGAAACAAATGCTAAAGGTCATTACTATTCTGTAGATGAATTACTTAAACTTATAAGAAAAGAAACAAAAGTTATTACAAGTGAAGCAGAGTTTAATAGAATAGCATCAGATATAACAGTAGCTATGAGACCGCCTATTGAAAATGGAATTGATATGGCTAAAAATACTTTGCTTAAAGCTGGTACTATTGGTGGTGTTATAGGTACTGCACAATTCTTAACTTCTGATGATGATAAACTTATAGCAACAGCTAAAGGTTTTGCTACAGGTGTAGGAATATATGCAGCAGCTAAAGGCTTAGGAACATTATTTGGTAAAACAAATAAAGTGTTTGATGATGCAGCAGCTCGTGGAGAAGCTACATTAGATACTGCTAAATTTATTACAGTTAGATATAATTCATTAGCACAAGAACTATCAAACAAAATTAAAGATACATTACCTGATGCTATTAAATCTAGAAGAAAAGTATTTTATTATATTACTCGTGCTAAAGTAGATGAGAATTTTAACTTTAATAAAAATGCTCAAGCTATTAATTGGAATGAATTAAGTCAACCAGAAAAAGTTGCAGCTAAATCATTAAGAAAAATCTTTGATCAATACGAAGATATATTTGGTAAAGAAGGTGCAGGTTTAGTATTTAATAAAAGATCTAATTATTTACCTTTAATGTGGAATCAATATCCAGGTAAAGAACTTATTAAATTTACTAATGATTTTGATACTAAAGTATATGGTCCTTCAGGAAAATTTCAATTTACTAGAAGGGGAGTCTTTCAAGATATTAACCAAGGATTAGCAAGAGGATTTAAAATTAGACCAGGCATGGATGATCCTGCTGAGTTAGTTCGTATCTATGCTTTTGCAGCAGGTAAAGCTTTAAGTACAAGAGCACTTATAAGTAATTTAAGTAAACAAAAAATTAGTGGATCTAATCCATTTATAGCTACAACAAGACAACAAGTTGGATATATACATCCTAAAGAAAAAATTAATTACGTAGAATTTGATCATCCTTATTTTGCTAGAGAAGCAGGGTTTACTCCATTAGTTCATAAAGGAGTAGAACGATCATTAAGAATGGTATTTGATGCAACAACTGAAGGTCAGTTAATGTCTGCATTTTTTACTACAAACTTAATGATGAAAAGATTAGCTGTAGGATTCTCATTCTTTCACGCTGGTGCATTAGTAGAATCATTATGGTTTGCTGGTGCTAAACCTAAGTTCATTGGTCAAATGTTAAACCCTAGATCTAAACCAGAATTACTTAAAATGGTTAGAGATCCTAAAGCATACATACAAGACTTTGATCATGCAATAACTGTATTAAGAACACAAGGGTATGATGATGTAGTTAGATTTTCTCAAGGTTCAGGATTAAATATATCTATACCTGAAGACGTAGGATTTGATAGATTTTATTATAACATAAGAAATGTAGATGCTTTTTTCAAAAGACATTTTGGTATATCTAATAACAATAATATAGAAAAAGTATTTAGATGGTTTGATAAAATTACTTGGGATAGAATATTTACATCTGCTAAAATACATTCATTTCTTACAGCATTAGATAGTCCTACTATTATGGGAAGACCTAATCCTAATAGAATAATGTCTGGTGATACTCAAGCTATTATATATCGTAAAGCTAGAGCAGCAGCTCAATATACTAATGATGCTTTTGGTGGACAAAATTGGGAATTAATTGCTCAACAAATAAGAACACCTTGGCTTAAAAAATTAACACAAACAACATTTGCTCCAGGATCAAGAGGGTATATGCAATTATTACTCTTTGCTCCAGATTGGACAATATCTAATATAAGAATTATTGCTAAGTCTTTACCTGGTTTTGAATCAGATGAAGCAGTTAGAAGATTATATCAATATTATTTTGCAAGAGCTGCACTTACTTATGCAGCAGCAGGAACTGCTCTAAATTATATGTTCGCAGGACATTCTATTTTAGAGAATACAGATCCAACAAGAATTGACTTAGGGAATGGTGAAGTACTTACTTTTTCTAAACAGTTAATGGAACCATTTCATTGGATAACTAATCCGCAAGGAACAGGTCTTAAGAAAATAGGTTCTCTACCTAGAACAACAATAGAAGTATTAACTAATAAAAAATACTTAACTACTAAGTGGAGTCCTAATATGACTAAGAAAGATGACGATGCCATTGATAAAGGTTTAAAAATAGGCGGTCATGTAGGTAGAAGATTTTTACCTATTTGGTTACAAACAGCATCACAAAATATTGCTGAAGGTTTAGAACGAGATGGGCTAAGTGCTGATCTTGCAGCTGATACCGCAGTAGATTTTGTGTTAGGACAACTAGGTCATCCTAGATATAATGGACCAAGATATACACAATATAAAACAAAAGGGTTAGTAAGGTCTCCTTACGAAACATTATTTTAATGAGTAGACACACAGAAAACAAAGAAGAAATATTAAAAATTCATGGCGAGCTTAAAGTAATTAATACTAAGTTAGATAATCATATTGTTCATTTATCATATAAAGTAAATACAATTTATAAAATTATTTGGGTTGTCGGTGTTATGGCGTTAGGAAACCTTTTAGGGTTAGTTAAAACTCTATTAGTTCCATAATGAAAATAGCTTTGGCAATTGTCATGTGCTCTTATGTACAAGCTGAATGCATGCCTCCTTATGAATTTCCTGAAAGATATGCAAGTCATTATGAATGTATGATTGCAGGTTATGAAAAATCTATAAGTAAAATGAAAGAAATAGGAAAAAAACCTATTAATAAAGATGAAATATTCTTTAAGTTTGCTTGTTATGGTGTAGAAGAACCAGGTACAAATACATAAAGTTGTACCTTTGATCCTAGACTAACACAC